TCCTCAAAGAATTCTCTTTTGGCGCCATCTTGAGTTGTCTCATTTTTTTCCAAATGTCCAGCAGGTATTGACCACATATTAGGGAAATTTTCATCAGAACTTCTTTTACAAAGAAGGATTTTATCCTTACACTTAACCATCACACCCACATATCTTTTAGTTTTTATCACGATTACTATTTTTTTTGTTTAATTTATCTTTTAATTTACTATTTATAAATATGAGAGTTAAAATTAATGAAAATATTTTTAATGTAAAAACTTTAGTGGATGAAAATTCACAAGGAATTGGTATGACAGGTAAAAAGTTTGATAAAACTTTTGATGGATTATTATTCTTAATGGGTGGAAATAAACAATGTTTTTGGATGTTAAATTGTATAATTAACTTGGACATCATTATCATTAAAAATAACGTCATTGTCAATATACATCACGATTGTCCTCCTTGTGATGACGAATACGATTGTATTAGTTATTGTGGAAATGGAAATATTGTTTTGGAACTTGAAGGTGGTTCTTGTGAAGAACTAAGTATTGAACCTGGTGATACGGTTGAATATTTATTTTGATTCTGTAATCTTTTGTTTTAAAACCTTCTCAAACTCCACGGCAACCATTTTAATGAACTTAACCATCGGAGAATCCTCAGCATTAGAATCATATTTATATTGTCCTGAAGGAGGTCTTTTACCTCTTCCAAGATAATTTAAACCAGATATGTTTGTAATACATTTATGTCCACCTGAATTGGCTTGAATTAAATCCCAAGCATTAATTCCAATTTTATCTAACATCTCTTTATGTTCCTCAGATAAATCAGTAAAAGGAGTTTCCATCATATCTTGAATATGATTTAAAACTCTATCACCATTTTCCATAGTTGTAAACTTATCACCATATAACGCCTTGAAGTCTTTAAATGTAAATCCAACACTCTCAGGTCCAACACTGGTCTCACTAACCCACTTAATTGTTGATAATGGAATTGTTTTATCTTTTAATTGTGTTTCCCATTTACCAATAACTTCTTGAGCAATTTCACCTAAGTTAACACCTTTTAATTCTCTTTCTTTGTTGAAAGGATTACAAGATGCTTGAACCAATCCCATTGGCCAAGCCATAATGAAGAAATCCGCTTCAGGATTATTTCTAAACGCAGTGTACCTATCATATGAACCTGGTTTAAACATTGAACCACCACCATATTGAAATATAATACCATCATTAACTCTTGGAAAATCTTTCATCTTTTCCGCATAGTCTTCAGCATTTTTTTGTAATTCTTCAGGTTTAGCAGCATTTGATTTTTTCATCCAATCTTTAATATTATTTAAAATTGAAAGTAATGAAGGTTCAGAATCCATAACTAAACCTTCTAAAAATCCTTTTTTGTTTTTAAACGCCAATAATAATTTGTTAATAACAAACCCTAATAACATTTTATTTTTTTGTAATGATTTTTCTTTATCAAATCTATACAAATAATTAACAACTTCTTTAGGTGTAATATCGTGTTTGGCAAAATCAGCCGAATCAACAGTACTGATTAATAAAATATCTGATGATGGGAATAATTCTTTTGGAGATACTACTTGAGATATTGTTTCAACATTTGAACGAGATGCTCTAAATGATGTTGATTTCGTATCTTCAGCACCTGCCTGTCTATCGTGATGGTCAGTATGAATAACAAACATCGGTTTACCGTGAGCAAAATCTACAAGAACCGGCATAACGTCACCACTAGCATCATTCTTTTTAATAGCAAATTCCTTATCACCATATTGTATGATATGACTACCAACAACTTTAATACCATTATCTTCAAGGTATTTCTTCATTGCTATAGCAGTAGTAACACCATCCAAATCTTGATGGAAATAAATTTCAGCCTTTGGATATCTTTTAGCAAGAGCATTAATCTCTCTTAATCCCGATTCTTTTAGTATTCTTTTCACCTATTATTTAGTTAGAATAATTTACCAATAAAAGTTAATGCTTTGTCAATTATATCTTGGTCCAATCCTAACTTATGTAAAGCATTATATGTTTGTGGTCCAGGTTTTCCATCTGGGTTAATTTTTTCAAATTTTTGAAATATCTCAACAGCTTTAGATGTTAGACTTCCCCATTTAGAATCCACAGGAATTTGAAATACTTTACCACCAGCCTTAATGTTTTTCATTTTAAAATAACTATTAAGAGCATTTTGAAGTTCAAATACTTCTTGTCCACTCATTTGACTTTGTTCCGCAATAACTCTTTTAACAATATTTGTTAAATCATTTTCAGTTAATTTTATAATTTTCTTTGACATATTAATACTTTAATGTTAATAAGTATTTTAATTTATTTGTCTCACTTAAAATTTCATCTCTGATGTTTAATAAGTCAGTGTCGTATTTGGAATCTAAAACATCAGTCATTGAAACTAAGAATTCAGTAATACCATCTAAAAACTCTTGCATATTAATAGTTTCAATATTTTGAAACATAATAGCAAACTCAGGTTGAAACTCAGGTCTACCATATTTACCCATAAGAGCCTCAGTAAAAGTATCAATAAGGTCATCTAAACTCTCGTAAAAAGCACCGTAAGCTCTATGTTTTGCATCTCCAAAAGTAGTCCAATGAAGGAATCTAAATTGGTTTTGTATTTGTACTAATTTTAATATTAATTCTTCTTTCATAATTATTGTGGTTTAAGTTGATTTACTCCTCGATTTACCGTAGGTGCAGGATTTTGAGCCGATTGTAATGGTGTTCCAACTTTTTGTATTGGAGCTGTGAATGCCGAATTAGGTTTTTCTGACTTAATTTTTTCTAATTGTGATTTCATAAAAGGAGATTCTTTTTCATTTTCAACTGAAGTATTTAAAGATTGAAGATATTCTTTACCATATAAAGTCCAAGCTTTTTTAGTTCTAAAACCAAAATTACCATAACCAGCTCCTTTGTTTAAAACACCATTAGTAAAACCTGTTGCCCAATTTTTAGCATTTGTATCTAACCAGTCTTGAAATAATTTAACACCTTCAATATTTTTTAATTCACTTGGTATCGGAGTTTTTTGGTTAACCTTATCACCTAACGTAGAAACATTCGTTTTAAATTCAGGGTCATTACAAGTATAATTTTGAACAATTTTCATAACAATATTCCATTTTTTACCATTATTATAATAATTGTAATTATCTATTTGATAAAATTCAGAACCTTTAGGTGTTTTACCTTTTTTTGCCTTTGGGTGTTTAACAACACAAGGATATTTTGACCAATCAGTTGTTGTATTTGTTGTACTTCCTATAGATGGTGCATACACAGATGGTGTGGTATTAACCGCTGCGGCTTGTTCAGAGATAACAATACCTCTTTTATAGTTCAATAAAAACTTCATTGAACTTATTTCTTCATTAATTTGTTTTTTCATATTTTTTTTTTAGTTAAATGATAATGCATCGTTTAATCCTTTTCCAAAAGTTTTAGATAAAAAGTTTTGGATTTGGTCACTTCCTTGTGATGAGTTTGAATTATTTTGTGATGTTTGTTGTTGTGATGAATTATTTTGATTTACAACCGTGTCTTCTTTTTCATAATTTTGAGCAATATAATCACTAGTTTTTGGGTCTTCGGCAATTTTTTTTCTGAATTCTTCGTCTTCAGACATTTTTCTTTCAAAAGTTGTTAAAGATGGTATACCAAAATATGCTAATAAATTATTAGCGCCAATAAATTTTCTAAAAGAATTTCTTCTATCTTGTCTAGCACTAACATTTATCCACCATTTTTTGATACCTTTTTCAGGTATAACATTATTTTTTGCAAAGTATTTTGACAATGTTTGTTTTTGATAATAATCTTTTAACCCTGTTTTAAATAAACCACCAGATATAACTTCTTTACTTCCAGCCTTTATTCCTGAAACAGCTTTACTACCACCAGCAATCATATTTAACCCCTCACTTAATTTTGAACCTAAACTAGAATTTACTTTACTTATACTTTGAACTGTTTTTTCAACCACAGGTGCTTTAACATACCCAGCTAAACTACTATACTTTTTAGCTATCTGAGGATTTTTTGCCAAATAGTCCGTTAATGTTTTACCTCCAGCTTTCATAGCTGTAGAAGCTTCTTTACTCCCTTTGAATAATCTAATAATTGGTTTAGCAATAAAATCTCCAACAGTTGGGATTAAAGCAATTAACATTAACGCAGCATATAATTTTTCACCTTTATATAGATAATAACATATTAAAGCTATGTCAGCAACTTCACCAATTACAGGAACAAATCCCGCAGCCATTAAAATGTTTTCAAAACTAAACAAAGATTCGTTTAGTGTTTCTTTTTCATTTAAAACTTCACTAGTTATTATGTCTAATTGTCTTTCTGTTAAAATTATTGACGGCATTTGATTTTTATTTATAAATACCTGTTAAAAGAAAAAAAAATCTTATTTATTTTGTTAACACCATATAAAATCGTATCTTTGTTAAAATCACACAAAATTATGAAAAAGATGTATAAACTATATTCGGTGGAAATTAAAACATTATTAAAAATAATTGGAATTGGTTTTGTTTCAATAATATTACTTAAACTTGGTATTGTTAAATAAAAAAGGGTCTTACGACCCTTTATTTAATGTTATACTGTTACAATATCTTTTATTTCTAATTTTAATTGTTTCTTTTGGTCAACAAAACCTTGAACTCTTTTTTTGGCAACTTCCGTATAGTTTTGAGAAAGTTCCACTCCTAACCATTTTCTATCTAAAGTCTCTGCGGCAACCATACTTGTTCCACTACCACAGAATGGGTCAAGAACTACATCATTCTTATATGTAAGGATTTTGATTGCCTTAGTCGGAATGTCCATAGAGAATGTTGCTTTAGTCATTTGTTTTGTGTCGGCAAAATAATTCCATTGTCCAAAAACTAAATCCATAAATTCTCTTTTTGATTCTTCAGGATATAATACTTTCTTTTTAAATGTACCATCCTCTTGTTCCACATTATCAATAACACCAACCCATTCAGGTTCACCTTTAATCTTTTTAATGTGGTTTTTCTTATAAGCAAGAACTACACACTCTTTTGGATTATAAATGTATGGTGCTGATGGTGACATCCAAGAACCCCAAGCTGTGGTCTTACTTCTATGTGGTGAACTTTCTTCAAGGTCAACAACTCCAAAGAATTTAAATCCAACCTTTTTCATAACACCCCAAAACTCTGCCATAAATAAAACTCTTCCACCTCTTTCTTGTGTATTGGTTTCATATGGAATGTTTACTGCGATTCTACCATCATCTTTTAATACACGTAAGGCTTGAGTTAACCACTCTTCTGTGAACACCCAGTAATTCTCCATTGTCATATCATCTTGATGTGTATCGTAGTTGATATTACAATTATATGGTGGTGATGTTACGATTAAGTCTACGGAACCTTCAGGAAGTTTTCCCATTTCCTCTCTACAATCTCCGTTTATAATTTTTCCTGTTTCTATCATATCTTTTAATTTTCGTGGTATTCCCACTCGTCGTTATTTTTAATCATATTAATTGGAAGGTCTAAGAATATTGCGTTTTGTTCTCCTGCGTATAGACCAACTATGTTATAGTAATAAAACTCTTCGGCTTCCAAACTATCCATTCCATCTCTTTCCATTAGAATTGATAATATCTTTTCTTTGGAATATAATATTCTTGGTCCATTACCAAACTCTTCGGCAATACCTATAATTGCTCCTTCGAGACCATCTAATAATATGGCTCCTTCAGCCTTTTCGTGAATATCAACTAACATTATCTTCTAAGTTTTTAATTTTTCTTTCAAGATACCATAAGGCTTTCTTTAGGTCTTGAAGTTCTTTGTCTGCCCCTTTTTTTCCCGCTCTTGAAATATATTTTACGGTGTTTCCAATATGAAAATCTAAATCCCAAGCCTCAATAACTTTGATGGCTTCGTATTGATTATCTTCACCACCATAATGATTAGGGTGATTAACTTGTTCTGTCATTGTTTGTATATAATAATTTAACTTTATTAATATCTACAACAAATCTAAACTTAATTAACATTAAATTATCTTTACCGTAATCACATTTTTGTTCCATATTTGCACCGACAACTTCAAACCTTAATCCATTAACCACAACACCAGTTGGGTCAAGATAATCAATCTCAATATCTGTCATTTTAAACAAATCTGACGGATTGAACGAATATTCTGTTGTCTCATAAATTTCGGTAGTAAAGATTAATTTTTCACCTTCATTTATTATTTTGAATTTCCTAAATAGATATTCAGGAACAAATACGTCTTTGTTGAATCTTATTAAGAATCTATTTGTCTTTAAAGGTTCAAATGGTTTAAAATTTTCAAATTGCTTTTCCATTTTTTTTAAATTTAGTCTTTTTTTTCTATATGTTTAATTACAAAATAATCTTTAGCATAACCACTTTCCTCAACAATTCCATCTTCAATTAATTTATTAATTATTTCTCTAGTTTTATCCACTGGTAGTTTAAGGATATACTGACTAATATAGCCAATATGAATTGGTTGTCTTAATTTAGCTATTAAGATTTTTTCTGCTTCTTTTTCCATACTATTCAAAAATTATGTTTTCTTTTTCTACGTATTCACGGAAGATTTTTTCCGCTTCTTCGTATGTTTTATACATACCGAGAATTGAATCTAATTCAACTGGTTCTGTAACCCCAAACTTACCATTTTTAGTTTGGTAGATAAATGTGTCTAAGATTTCTTGGGTAATCATTTTTTCTTTCCGTGTTTTTTAGATTTGGTTTCTACTTCTTCGGTTGATTTTGTTTTG